CTGCTGCTGTTCTTCCTGTGCCTGTTACTCCCGTTTGACCATGCATAATGCTTGGTATACCTGTCTCCTCATCAGCAAGTTGCCTTGCTTTGTCATACATTTGTATGTTTTCACCAGCAGTGCTAGGAAATTTTATGCCGTTTACAGCGGTTCCAGTCACTCCTGATTGTCTTCTAAACACTTTTCCGGGGAAAATGTCGTAATTTTGTCCGGGTACAAGTGATGTCTCATCTACGTCAAATACAAGGTTGCCAGCCAATGCTAAATTATCTATAGCCATACGTACATGACCATTCATTAACATTTGTGCGTCTTCCATGTTTTCTGGTACACCTACACCCCAAATTTGATATGGGCTAAGTTCATATGGAAACGCATGGTATGGCATTCTTTCTGGAGTAAATGGATTAGCACAAGCTCGTAGAACTTGGCCTCCAGAAATCCAGATGTTTACTTGTAATTGATCTAGTGGATCTAATTCTTCTGCCCCTTCAATGCCTATCATTTGAGCAATAGTAGCATCAAGTATTCCCCAGTATTCTAATACCTCATAACGCTCATGTTCACTGTAGGGTTCGTTTTCATCATCACGAATTGTATCTTCAAAATACTTTTCTTGGTAGTTTCCCCCACCAGCAATAACTTCTCGTATTGCTTCAGGATCAAACATGGGCATACTTATAAGATTGCGTAATTGAGAACGATTCATTTTATGGCGTTGTATTACATATTCACAATCATCTATATGTGTTGCAGTTGGATCAGGATATACATCCCAAATGCTTACTGCTTCAATACGGGGAACAAGTTTATCGTAAGGCATATATTCTCTGCCTTCTTCTCCTTCTTGCCATTGGTGAACAGTTTTACCAAAATTAAATGGGCCTTTTATTATTCCCGTACCAAGAAGACTAGACTCAAATATAGCATGTCGTAAAACATTAACAGCATTGCTATCGGTAAGTTGGTCTTGAATAACTTTTTCCATTGCTAATGCAGATGATTGAGCAGGAGAAATTTGAGGTTCTCCTACCCTAGAGGGGCCCTCAGCTACCGGAGCATTTGGGCCAAATTTATTAGCCATAGAACCTAAAAAGTCAAGGTTAGGTTCAGTTGCTCCCATTGCTCCCGGTGGTAATTCTCTACCATCACCTTCAAATCCATAAGGATCAGGTGTTTGTTGCAACTGATCAATAGGAGTTTCTAGATGAGCAAACTCTGCAATTCCTTCAGGAACTGGAGTAGACTCTACATTTATTGGAAATTTTTTATTAGCAAATAAAATATCTACAATTTGACCATATGCAGCAAGCACTTTAGTCTTAGTTATTTTTATAAATACCTTAGACTTTTCTGTACTTGTATACTGTGTAGTAGAATCATATACTCCACGAAAGTTTTTATATGCTTTTAACCATCGTGTTTCATGGGTTTGTCTACCGTCTTCAGCACTTCGCATACGTTCTTGGATTAACCCTATAATTCCAGAACTCTCAGACATTTCTTCTGTTAAATCAATTGGATCAGACATACTGTTCCCTTTATATTATGGTGTGTACTTTGAAGCACCCATTACTGTACCTAACGCACCGGTTTGGTTTGATGATACAGATTTAGAATCTTGTGTTGATTGAAATGGTCCGTTAATAGTGCCAGCATTAGCACCAGCGATGCTTCCATCTAAACCTTCACGATGTAGTGAACTTTCGTTAGCTTCATTCATTGCACCTTGTTTACCCATCTGACCCATTATGTAACCAGATTTGTATGCACCTTTTACTCCTTGTGGCATAGTTGCCTCCTTTTGTTGTTGTTGTTGTTAATATGGTATTATATCGTCTTCGGAAAGTCTATTTTGTAATTCTTTTTCTTTTTGTTTTTGTTGTTCTCGTTCTTCATCGGTTGGAAGAAGCACATTTCCCGGAGGAAGTACAGATAAGTTTGCAGGTAGAGCACCATATATAGTTTCATACTTAGCTCTTAACTCTTGTAATTCTTCAGGTTGATCAACTCCAAATGCACCCAACATCTGTGCTGTAAAATCTTTTTGTCCAGCTTTTGGTCCCTCATCTATGTCACCAAAACTAGCAAATGCTTCTGCCGGGCCACTTCGTATATCTTTTGCTATTTTTAATCCTACTCCAAAACTTACAAAAGGCAAGTATTTTCCTAACCCTTTTAAAAAATTCTTTACTGTATTTCTTCCTGCTCTTGTAGAAGTATTCGCACCTGTTTGTTGTATTGCTTTATTTATATCATCTTGTGTTGCAGGTTGTTGATTATGTAAACGGCTTTTATCTACATTGCCATCTTTATCAATTATAGAATCAATTCTATCTCCAATTTCTTTTGCTTTACCTTTAAGTTGCACTGGAGGATCTGGTAATTTGCCACGATTCTCAAGCATTTCTGCTGCTTGTTTAAGGTTTATTATTTCTGTTGGATTATTTTTATTATAATCTGCCATAAAGTTCATAGCATTTTGCATAATATTTAAATTTGCGGTAGAAGTTGCTTCTTTTCCTTGTGCTATTTGTAATTCTTGATTAGTTTTAATAATTTCTGGATCAGACTTAAAAACCACTTTGTTTTGTGATAAATTTTCTAACTTAATTGTTTCATTAACGCTGTCTGGATTAACTATATCATCCTGTGCAAATGTTTCTATTTCATTTATAAATTTTCCTGTAACTCCTGATTTTTCATCTGTACCAATTACATTCCATTCATTATTTAATGATACATAATTTTCATGTCCCAATAATTTAGCAACATTTTGTTCAAGAGCAATATTAAAAGCTCTAAGATTTTCAATAGGAGTTGGTTTTCCGGGTAAATAATATCCTCTACCAACTGCGGATACCATTTCTATACCATCAGCTGGAGCAGTAATTGCTTTACCTTTTTCATCCACCCCATGACCTAACAATTGATCTGCAATTCCTTCGTTACCAGTTTTTCTTGCATTATATGCTAATGTAAGTCTTCTTAAATCAGTAAAACCTTTGGGAATACGACCAAGTAGTTCTATTTCTTCGTTTGTAAAAATACCTTGTGGGTTATCTTTAGTTATTTTAAACAAATACTTATTAACTATATCTCCACCTTTTGTACCTTGCGGTATTACATCCCACATACCTACATCGGTAGCAAATTTACCGTTTTCAGTAACAGCAGACCATTGTTGATCCATCATATCTCGCATAAAAGGACCTAAAGGAACTTTTGGAGGTAACTGTTTTTTTCCTGACCTAACACGTTCTCCAACAACTATTCCTGTTTTTGGATTATACCAAGCCCTTTCTGGATCACCCATTTTTGCTAAAAATTGACTTGCTTGCATATCTAAGTTTTGATCAAATCGTGTTCCAAGTAAATTTATAAGAATATTTCGTCTCATAGTTACATCAGGTATACCTGCAATACCAGACATTATTTTTCTCATAATATTATCATAATCTTGCACATCTTCTATGTAATTAAAAATATTTGTTTGTTTTTCTTTTTGTAAAGGGAGACCAACATCTAACACATCTTTTTCAATATTATTTAGAGTGCGAGAATCTGTACCTTGACCAATTTTCTTTAATTCTGGTTTTATATCTATGTATTTTCTAGTATAATAATCAGGAATATTTCGCATATGTTGTTTTATAGTAGATACTATTCCTGTTACACTTTCTTTACTTTTACTAACAGGAGGAAAATTTCTTTCCATATGATATAATATAGCTTCTTTCTCTTTAGATAAAGGATATTTTTTTAATCTAACAGCTTCGGCAAAACTTAAATTTACACCATTTTTATACATTTTACCAAACCAAATATCTCGTGCAGTATGGTTTCCAGAAGTTACTGCTTCTGTTACTTGATCACGAGTAGGAATATCATCTATAGTTTGTATATTTAATATATCTAAAAGTTCATCAAAAGTTCTTGCATTTCGTATAAACATTCTTGATGTGATTTTTGTAGCCATTAGTATCCAAATACCTCATTTTCCGGCACATATCGTTGAGTTTGCCTGCTAGAATAATATGGTGTGCTTGCATTGTGCAAAGATCTTACCATCATCATGTATCTTAACGCATCGTATGCGTGATCGTCTGCTTTTGTATCTACATCCTCTGGATTATGTTTAGATAGAGGTAATGTAGGGAGTGTCCTTACTAAATTAGTGCAATTTTCCATAATTCTTACTCTTGGTTGTCCTCTGCTGTCACAAGCTAATCTTCTATGCACTTCTATCTTCCCCGCTAGTCTGTTTCTGTCTGATGGAATCCATCTACAACCTTTTCTGTTCATTGTTTCTGCTATACTAGGCCCTAACCCTGTTCTGTTCCAACAACTTGCATCTAATACGGATATTTGCATGTTTGGGTCGTTTCTTTCTAACTCTAATATTAAATCACCGAGAGCTTCACCGGTTCTACCTTTTATATACAGTTCTCTATATATCCAGATGTTGTTATCCCAGTCTATAGCACCCCAAAGAATACAAGAAGGACTACTGTAGCC